CTTTTTTGTGTGCAGGTGCGAAAAAAAAGCCTAGGGGTAAAAAAAATAACAAGGTGTTATAAAAAAATTGAAGCTTGAAGGATTGAGCGATGCCGAGGGAATCTGATCCTGAATTGATTGATTTGCGCTTGCAGATGGGTGCGGCTGAGTATAAGCGTTTATATACGAATATCTATCAGCGAACGAGAGAGCATGGCGAAAAGCGATTTTCAGGAAGTCATTACAAAAATACGCCGGAGCGAATTTCCGCTTTGCGTGAAAAATACAAAAACGGTGTTCCGGATGGAACTATTGAAATTATGCTGGGGTTGAAAAATGGGGAGACCGCCAAAAAGTGAAGAAGAGCATATTGCTAATGGTACATATAAAAAGTCAAGGCATGAGGGGCGCGGTATAACAATCGAGCCGCTGGAAAAGCTTCCGGCTCCGGTGAGCCTTTCAAAGCGTGCAGCTGAGAAATGGGATGAAATAGTTCCGGCCATGGTTTCCGCCGGGCTTGTTTCGGTTGTGGATGCGGTAATCTTAAAAGATGCGTTCACTTCTTACGACATTGCCCAGGACTGTCTGGAGCAGGTAAACGGATACGAGAGTTATGGAGTTTATTTGAAGGGGCTGGATAAAACAAGGCAGATGAATCTGCTGGACTCTTATACTCAGCACATGAATAGATTTCATAAAATAATGATGAAGTTCGGAGTTACGCCGGAGGCCCGAACGAGAATGAGGGTGAAACCGAAAGAAAAAGACGACGGCGATTTATTAAAGGAATTAATGGGCAATGGATAGGAGGGCTCCATGGCATTATATGAAACAGATTATTCTGCATCTGATGGAATCTATTACAAAGTTTCTGAAGAAAACAATGAGCGCTTTCTTCAGTCTCTGAATCCGGAGAATAAAGGAACTAAAACCGACCTGAAGGGATTTTTTAATCGTGAGCTTGAAATTGTGGGAAAAGAAAAAGACGGTTCAACAGTTTTCTTTATCGGAACTACTGAGGATTTATTCGGGAAAACTTTTTACTATGAGCCGGTTTTAATTCTCGATGAAAACAGAATCTTTATTGTGTATAAGCCAGGAAGCGGCAGAGACCATAATTATATAAATAACAAGTGGAAATAACGGGAGGAATTATGATCAATGGCGATGCATTAGTCAGTATTAATCAGGCGGTTTGTTATGAACTGCAGGCGATAACAAAAAAATACGGGGCGCATTATGCAAGCCCGCATGAAGGCTATGCAGTTTTGAAGGAAGAAGTTGAAGAAGCTGAGGAATGCATCCAGCTTCTGAATGATAAGCTTGCAGAAATCTGGGGGAATGTAAAATTAAACTGGAATGATTCTGCGGTTGTTTATCAGGCACAGCAGAGCGCTGTCGTACTTGCTGAAGAAGCTGTTCAGTGTGCGGCTGTTTGCGAGCGTTTCATTGCGACTCTGGATGATATGCTGGAGAAAAAATGAAAAACGGAATTTTATATTTTATGATTTTTTCTTGCATTATCATGATATTTTGTTGTGCTGCTTGCATCCATGATTTGAAGGTTGTAAAAGCTTATAACAAAAGCCTCCAGGAACAGATGATGCAGATTGCAGCAGAGCAGGAAACGCAATCAAAAGAAATGCGGGTGATGAAAACAAACAATGATATTGTTTTTGACATCGTAATAAATAAGGAGTGGGAGAAATGAAAAAAAGAAAACTGTTTTTCTGTCTGGGCCGGCTTACCTGGAAAGATGGAGAAGGCAAAGAGCACACTACTATTGAAAAATATGTGGGCACAATTAATGCACTGAATAAAGATAATTATTTTGAAGGCGCATGGTTTGATGAATACAACAAATGCGCCGGAACAATAGTAATAACAAAAGATGATTTCAAAAAAGAAATTGTCAGCTGTAAGGAATTGAAAGATGAGTAGAGAGTCAGCAATTGCATGTATTATCGGCGCGGTTTTAAGTGTGATTATTTGTTTAATAATACATTTCTGGGATAAGGTGAATAAAGAATGAGCAATTATTCAAAAATAGCAGAAGAAGAATTTCAGAAGCTGCCGCTGGAAGAAAAGGAAAAGCTTGTTTCCGTGGTTCAGACCTGGAATAAAGCTTTTGAGTGTGGTGTGCTTTTTGCAATGAAGAATGCAAAAGGCAATAAAAAGGAGATTGAAGAATGAAGGGATGTATGAACTGCGGAAATATTTCATGTGGAAATAATAAAAAGCGAGATTGTGCCGGTTGCGGCAGATGGATCAGCCCGGAAGATAAGATTGCAGGCGTTAAGATGCAGAATGAAATTACTTTAATTTGTGACTAAAAAGATTTTACAATGGCAGAGAAATTCAAGTTCACATATTTAGAATATATCCGCGAGGTTACATCCGGCAAGGTTCCGGTTTGCAAGATGGTAAAGCTTGCAGTTAAGCGCCATGTTGCGGACCTGAAGAAAAGCAAAGCCGGAACTTTCCCATATTATTTTGATCAGAAAAAAGCTCAGAGCGCAATTATATTCTTTTCTCTGCTGGTGCACACAAAGGGCAAGCTTGCCGGCCAGAAGCTGAAGCCGGAGCCCTGGCAACAGTTTATTATTGCATCATTGTACGGATGGCGGCGAGTTGATAACAACAAGAGGCGATTCCGTAAAGCTTATATTCAGGTTGCGAGAAAAAACGGAAAATCTTTCCTTGCTGCGGGTGTCTCTCTCTATGATTTAATCACTGAGCCCGGCGCGGAAGTTTATTCTGCAGCAACAAAGAAGGATCAGGCGCGAATTGTTTTTGATGATGCAAAGAAAACCGTTCAATATTCTAAGGACTTGAAAAAATATATTAAGCCCCTCGCCCACTCTCTCACTTGCGCCGATGGTTCCATGAAGCCGCTTGCATCAGATTCAAACACTCTGGATGGTTTGAATCCTTCATGCGCAATTATTGACGAATATCATGCTCATAAAACAACAGAATTGATTGATGTAATTGATACGGGTATGAGAGCGAGACAGCAGCCTTTAATGTTTATCATTACAACGGCGGGAAACAATCGCAATGCTCCATGTTTTGAAGAGTACGAAAATTGCAAAAAGCTGCTTTCCGGTGCGGATGGTTACGAAAATGATGAGTATTTTGCCATAATTTACGAACTCGATAAGGGTGATGACTGGAAAGAAGAAAAAAACTGGTATAAAGCAAATCCGAATCTGGGAGTTTCTGTTGAGCTGGATGCGATGCGGGGCGCCTTTCGTGAGGCTATGCTTTCCGCAACAAAAGAAAACTCTTTCCGCACTAAAAACCTGAATGAATGGATGAATATTGCTGAGGCATGGATTACAGAGCAAAGATGGAGCAAGTGTTATCAGAAATATGATGAAAAGAAGCTTTTGAAATTGCGCTGTTATGGCGGAATAGACCTTTCAAAGCGACTTGATTTTACAGTTTTAACCTGGTATTTTCTTCTTCCGAATGGCAAGCGCTATGCAAAGCATTATTTTTATATTCCGGAAGGCCAGATAGATGCCAAAATGAAACAAGACTCTTATCGCATCCGGCAATGGATAAAAGAAGGTTATATCAAAGCGACTCCAGGCGATACTCAGGATTTTACTTTTATGTATAATCAGATTTGTGAGGATTCCAAAAAATACGAAATTGAAGAGATTGCTTATGACCGAAACCTTGCAGAGCATCTGATTCAGGGGCTGGAGGCTGAGTTTAATTGCGTTGAGTTTTCGCAGTCTATTATCGGCATGAGTGAGCCATCAAAGGCATGGGAGCAGGCTGTTGCAGAGGGCAAAATCATTGATAATAATCCGGTTATGGCCTGGATGGTTTCGTGTACGACCGTAAAACCGGATGCAAACGGAAATATTAAACCGATTAAGCCTGATACAAATAAAACATCAAAGCGCATTGATGGTGTTATTACTTCCATTATGGCGAATAACCGCCTTGAAGTTGCTATTGCAGATGAAGAAAAGCAGGCTTCTATTTCGATTGAAGATTATGTTTTTTAGTATCTGACAATATTATTATAAGTAATCATACTAACTCCTTATAAACAATCGTTTCTTCCTTGCCTCAGATTGTTGCAGCAGTCTGAGGCTTTTTTTCTTAACTGACTTTTTTTATATGAAATTCCTGGGATTTGAAATCCGCCGGGCTTCCGACGGTATAAAAACAGATACTCAGCTGCCTAATGATTCGAGAAGAGCGGAAAATCTGCTTTTTTATCCGAATATGAGCCGTGCTGAGCTTATGACA